TGATTATAAGACAATCATCAAAGTCTTTGGTGAAACTCCTGATGCTATTGAAGCGGGTGGAATTTTATTGAAGAAGTTCATGACCAATAACAAAAAGACTATCAACTATTTGGTCAAAGAATTTGAGATGAAAAAGAAAGCCGCAGAATACAAGCGGGCAACTGTTTCAAAAACTGGTGTTCTTGATACTCTCAAAATGAACAACTACATGTTCAGTGATGATGTATTCAAGAAAATGACAATCTTGCCTGAGGGCAAGAACCACGGCTTGCTGATGTTTATTGACTGGTCTGGTTCGATGTCGGATCAACTGCATCACACTGTTGACCAGTTACTCAATCTTGTAATGTTCTGTAAGCAAGTGAACATTCCGTTTCAAGTCTATTCATTCTCGGATCGTTGGGATCGTGGTCAAAAGTTTTACCCTTATGATATCTTCTCTGAGAATGATTTGGTATACCAAGAAGATTTTCGCTTGTTAGAATTGTTTTCAAGTAAAATGAATCGTAGTGCTTTTCAGACTATGGCTAAAGCAGTTATTGCTACTGCAAACTACTGGGAAAATCGTAGCAATGTCTATCGTGGCACTAGTGATGTTGGTTCTTACAGTATTCCATACAGCATGTGGTTGGGCGGCACTCCTTTGGATGATGCGATTGTATCATCAATTGTTCTGCACGACCAGTTTAAAAAGTCAAATCGACTTGATATCGTCAACATGGTATTTTTGACAGATGGTGCTAGTTCTGCAATGGAGTATATACACAATGCTGAATATCTTGGTCGGGCTGGTGTAGTAAAAGAACGGCTGTCGTTTGGTTACTATAAAGCAAAAGATAAAGTGTGTTACATAAACAATCCTGTTACAAAGAATCGTTTTCGGATAGATACGAATAGGGATGTTACAGCACAATTGATTGAGATTGTCCGTAAACACACCAATGCAAATATCATCGGATTTCACATTCTGCCTGGGCGTAAACCTCAAGCAATGCGTGAGATTCCTTCCAAAAACATAGATTGGTTTGATAGGGAAAACCTTTGGGATAATATGCGGAAAGACAAGTTCTGTCTAATCCCAGATTGTGGTTATGATGCTTATTTTGGTGTTCTTGGTGGTAAACACCTTGCGACCTCGAACGGTGCTATTGAAGTTGAAGATGATGCTTCCAAAGCAAAGATACGCACCGCTTTCAAGAAAGCCAACTCTGGTCGCAAAACAAGTCGAATTATGTTGTCAAAATTTATCGATTTGGTTGCATAAAAGACTTGACAAAAGCCCTATGTTTTGCTAGGATAACAAGGTAGTGAGAAACTGATTCGCAATGAGAGGTGAAGATATGAAGAAGTTAAACAAGAACCAAAAAGCCTTTGTAGAAGCCGCATCCAAAGAATACGGAACTACACTGACTCGGGCAGAAGCCCTTGAAGTCGCTAAGGCAAACGGTATGAAGCGCCCAATCTGGTTGCTTCACAATGATGACTACCGTATTGAGCGTGGTCTTTATCAACTGCCACAACTTGGTAATGTATCGCCCACGCCTATGACGCAAACTGTTCCTGAGGCAGAAGTTGCACTCCAGCCTGCTCCGGTAGTCACCAATCTGAATGTGCAAACAGAGTCTTTCACTGAGAACTTGATTCCAGAGAATGATCCTCTGTTTGTTCCATTCGGCAACTTCACGAAAATCAAAAAGATTATCAAGTCCAAGATGTTCTATCCCGTCTATGTTACTGGTCTGTCTGGTAACGGTAAGACATTCGGTATTGAACAGGCTTGTGCCCAGACCAATCGTGAAGTAATTCGTATCAACTTTACTGTTGAAACTGATGAAGACGACTTGATTGGTGGTTTTCGTTTGGTCAATGGAGAGACTAAGTTCTTCAAAGGACCAATCATCAAAGCCATGGAGCGTGGCGCCGTTGCACTGCTAGATGAACTTGACCTTGCTAATCCAGCAAAGGTTATGTGCTTGCAGTCCATTCTTGAAGGCAAAGGCTACTTCATCAAAAAGACTGGTGAGTATGTCAAGCCTGCTCCTGGCTTCACTATCATTGCTACTGCTAATACCAAAGGTAAGGGTAGTGATGATGGTCGCTTCATCGGAACCAATGTGATGAACGAGGCCTTTCTTGAGCGTTTTCCAATTACTGTCGAACAAGAATATCCGCCAGTAGCAATTGAGAAAAAGATGCTTGGTCTTGTCTTTGATGACCTCGGTATCGATGTCATGGACAACTTTGAAGAGTTGCTGGTCGATTGGGCTGATATCATTCGTAAGACCTACTATGATGGCGGTGTTGATGAGATTATCTCAACACGGCGTCTGGTTCACATTGCGAAAGCCTACTCTATCTTTGGTGACCGTATGACCGCCATTGAGATGTGCATCAATCGGTTCGATGAAGATACCAAGCAATCGTTCCGTGACCTCTACACCAAAGTCGATGTAGATGCTACGATTGAAGAGGATGAGAAAGAGTCACAGTTGACTGATGAAGTGCCATTCTAAGGCACATAAATAACTGAAATTGTTTAAGAAAGTGCTTGACTTCAAGTGCTTTCTTACTATATAATCTACACAATGTTTTTATTATAGGAGTTTTGAGTTGGAAATCACAATCGAACTAGAGCAGTTGCGAAAGAAAAAAATCTTTGTTGCAACGCCCATGTATGGCGGTAACTGCCATGGCATGTATACTAAGTCAACTGCTGACTTGGCCAAACTTGGTGCCATGTATGAGATGGACATCAAGTTCTTTTATCTCTTCAACGAATCCCTAATCACTAGAGCAAGAAACTATTGCGTAGATGAATTTATGCGTGGTGACTATACGCATCTAATGTTTATTGATTCTGACATCGGCTTTGATCCGAATGATGTTATCACACTTGCCGCACTAGCAGACCCAGACGAACCTGATGATGAAAAGCGCATGGATATTCTGTGCGGTCCATATCCAAAGAAAACCATCGCTTGGGAAAAGATTAAGCGGGCTGTCGATAAGGGTTGGGCTGATGAGAATCCAGGTGAACTTGAAAGATTCGTAGGTGACTATGTGTTTAATCCGGATACTGAATCTTCACAAGTAAGACTTGATGAACCTGTCCCGGTGCTAGAGGGTGGAACTGGATTTATGATGGTAACAAAGAATGCCTTTAAGAAGTTTGATGAAGCATATCCTGACTATTCATATCTGCCTGACCATGTTCGCACAAAACACTTTGATGGTAGTCGTGAGATTATGATGTATTTTCAGGCATTGATTGATCCAGAGTCAAAACGATATCTGTCAGAAGATTATATGTTCTGTCAGTGGATGAAGAACATTGGTGTTAAAACTTGGATGTGTCCATGGATGAAACTACTACACTGTGGCTCTTATGTATTTGGTGGTAGTTTGAGTGACTTGGCTCAACTTGGTGCTACTGCAACTGCTGATCCTGATGAAATTAAGATGATGAAGAAATGAGTAAATTTAAATTTGATGAAGACAAGATTCTGAAAGAGGTCTATGATTATGTGGCCGCCACTTATGACGGTCACTACTCTTTCAATAAGTTCCAGTCTACTGAGTTTATTATCGACAGTGGACATGGCGAAGGTTTCTGTATGGGTAATATTATTAAGTATTGCCAGAGATATGGAAAGAAAGAGGGCAAGAACAGAAAAGACTTGCTAAAGGTCGTTCACTATGCTATTATGGCACTTTATATTGATTCACTTGAAAATAGAACTGAGGTAAATGATGATGAGAATCAGTGACAAAACTTTTGATGTGTTGAAGAACTTTTCAACTATCAATCCCTCTCTTGCATTCAAGCAAGGGAACACAATTCGCACTGTCAGTGAGCAAAAGAATATTCTTGCTCAAGCAGTTGTTGAAGAAACATTTCCACAAGATTTTGCAATCTATGAACTGAACCAGTTTCTAGGTCTTGCTAGTCTCTTTGATAATGCTGACTTTGCATTCGGTGAGATGGATGTAACAATTCGTGATGAGAATAATAAGTCTCGCTCTCGCTATACTTACACGGATCCATCAATGGTAACATCACCACCAGAAAAGAATATTGAGATGCCTAATCCAGAGATTTCTTTTTCCGTAACTGCTGAAGATTTGAAGTCTGTAACCTCTGCATCAAATCAACTGGGTCTGCCAGAAGTCGTAGTTCGTGGTGGTGCGATGGGTATCTTCCTTGTTGCAACTGATACTAAGAATCCAACATCCAATGAGTTTGAGCGTAAAGTTGCTGATAGTAATGGTGCAACTTTTCAGATGGTGTTCAAAACAGAAAATCTGAAGTTCATTCCAGGAGATTATGATGTGAAGATTTCCAAGGCTGGTATTTCTTACTTTAAGAATGTTTCTGAACATATCGAATATTGGGTAGCAACTGAAACAAATTCGGAGTATGCTGATGGCTAATCTACATAACACAGGACATATGTCCTCTAAAATTTTGCAAGCGGTTGTTCAAATGATTGATGTAAGTATATCAAGAGCAACTTGGAAGGGTGAAGAAATTGCACAGATTGCAAATCTGAGAGAAGTCTTTACAGACGCAACAACACAGGCTCTTACGGCTGAACAGGCTCTTGCTCAAGAAATTGCAAACAAGAATGATGAAGAAGAAGAAGAGTCATCAGATTTTGTGGCTTGACAAACTGAATCTATTGTGTTAGATTTAGTATTATGAACTTTTATATTATGGTGAATTATGCGTGAACAATTTCTATGGGTAGAAAAGTATCGACCTAAGATGGTCAAGGATGCTGTTCTTCCTGCATCTCTGAAAGAAACCTTTCAGACTTTTGTGAACAACAAAAACATTCCAAATCTTCTTCTGACTGGCTCTGCTGGTGTAGGCAAAACTACTATCGCTAGGGCTATGTTAGAAGAGTTGGACTGTGACTACATTGTAATCAACGGCTCTGATGAGGGTCGTTCTATCGATGTTCTAAGAAATGAACTACGAAACTTTGCATCATCAGTATCACTTGCTGGTGGTAGAAAGTATGTCATCTTAGATGAGGCAGACTATCTAAATCCAAACTCTGTGCAACCAGCACTGAGAAACTTTATGGAAGAGTATAGTGCCAACTGTGGCTTCATTCTGACTTGTAACTTTGTCAACAAGATTATTCAACCACTACACAGCCGTTGTTCTGTTGTAGAATTTAAGATTAGTAATGCTGACAAACCTCAGATGGCAAAAGAATTTTTTGATAGAGTCCAGAAGATTCTTTTACTAGAAAAGGTAGAATATGAACCAAAGGTGGTTGCTGAAGTAATCAAGAAACACTTTCCTGATAATCGTAGAGTATTGAATGAACTTCAGAGATATTCTGCAACTGGCACTATTGACTCTGGTATTCTGGCTACTATGTCAGATGGAAATATAAGAACGCTCATAGATGCTTTGAAGAACAAGGAGTTTAGTGTGGTTCGTAAATGGGTCGCACAAAATGTCGATGGTGATGTAACTCCTCTGTTTCGCAAAATATATGAGAGTATAAATGATAATGTAAAACCACAAAGTATTCCTCAAGTGGTGGTAACACTAGCAGACTATCAATACAAATCTGCATTTGTTGCTGACCAAGAGATTAACTTTATGGCGTGTTTAACAGAACTAATGGTGGATACAGAATGGCATCAATAAATTATAAAGTAGAACCTTGGGGCCCATGTGTTATGAGATTTAATATGGGCATTAATGAATTAGACTGGTTCAAAGATAGGGTGAAAGATGAAAAAGATGGTCATCTTGAAAAAGAAACGGCAGAAGATGTTCTGAAATATGCATGGAAATATCTTGAAGCATATGTCAGAGTATCACAAGAAAATTGGTATGATAATATGCCTCAACCTGAACTAGATTTAGTTCTAGATAATTATCATCTAGAGTCGATGTGGATATCACGACAAAAAAAGATGGACATCAACTCATTTCATTCTCATACTGGTCATACATCTTTTATCATTTTCACTGATGTTCCTGAAGCGATTATTGATGAACAGAACAAAACTATGCAAAATGATTTGAAACATTTACCAGGTTCTCTTCATTTTAAATATGGAATGAGTCCTAT